TTGTACTATCTTATATGTTGGTTTACGACCTTGTACACCTTCATACATTAGTAAATCTTTTTTAGTTAACTTAGTTTTTTTATTATGTATTAAAACTTTTTTACCAAGATAGGATTTATTAGAAGGTGTATGAGTTATTTTATAAACAAAGCCATAGGTTCCTTCAGGAAAATCATCTTTGGATAAGATTTCTTTATCCCTGTATATCCAGTTCATAAAATTATTTTAGATTAGTATTAGGATAAAGTAGTGTCAGCAGCTACTCCTTGACGGAAGAATGTTAAATACCAAAATGTTCCATCACAGAAAAAGTCATATCTATCTCCTCTATCACTATCTGCAGCTCCTATTGTTATAGTTGTTCTGTTTACTATTATTTCATTAGAATCACTATTAATAATCATTCCTTGTAAAACTCCTGAAGGTCCTGTAAATATTAGTGGTACATTACTTTCAGCTGTTTGTTGTTGATAAAGATTAAAATGTCTACCTACAGAAGAAGCAACAGCAGGTAATGTTAAAGTAACATTATAAGAAGCTCCTGAACCAGCTACATCTATATCAAGAATATTTGTTTGGCCATTAGGAATTTGATCTTCATCTAAAGTTACATTTGTGGCTCCATTAGCTCTACTAACAATAGTGTTAGTAATTTGTTTTGCTAAAGTATCAAATCCAGCACCCCTTATAGTTCCTCCTACTATATAATTACTTGCACTTATATCACCTGAAGCACTTATGTTAGCAAATAAAACATTATCAGTTGTTCCTACTCCTATTGAAGTTCTTAGGGTTGCACCACTTTCAGCTACCGGGTCAGTAGAACCATCACCTACTATCATTTGCCCATCTGTTAGGACCGCCATTGCTGTTATTGCTCCAGCCCCACTTCCTAATAAAACTCCCCCATCTGTAAATGTAGAGGCACCAGTACCACCATCAGCAACTGCTAAATCTGTAATACCATTAATTGTTCCACCATTTATATCTACTGTTGTTATAGCTCCTAAATCTGCTACAGTATTTCCAGCATTAGTCCAGTTTCCTTGAATACTATCTAAATCAAGTGTTGATGTTGATACTCTACCAAATGATCCTGTTGATGTAAAACTTGCACTTATATTACCTGAAGATGTTATATTACTTGTAATTGTTGTAACTCCATCAATATTAACTATACCTAAATTAGTTGTACCTTGAAAATCAACACCTCCTGAAGCTGTTAGGTTAGTTAGAGGAGCATTATTAATATTTAAAGAACCTGAAATTGTAATGTCAAAAGCAGATACACCTGTAAGGGCATCAATAGATTGTGTTATTTGGGCGGCTGTGATAGTTCCAGATGTACCTATTCCAGTTTTAGATAATGTTTGAGCCATGGATTTTATTATTTTATTTTAAGTAGATAACAGAATATAATAAATTTAGTTAGTTGAGACACGGGATTTTGAATAATATTAAGAATTTTTAAGTATGTTTACTTCAGTAATTAACTCATCTATCTTTGTTTGTAAAAAGATAACTGTTTCTTGTAAGGGATAGTTTAGTTCTTCTGCTGTTAGTATTTGTTCAGGATTCTTTAAAGATCCAGATGTTGCAAATTCTTGTGTTATTGTTCTTATATCAGCCATAATTCTATTTTATAATGGTTTTTTACAATAATTAACTATGTAGTATATATTCCAAAGTAAGTTTTGTGATGATCCATCAGCCATTTTTACTCTAGGCCATAACATCGCACCAGGTGCTAAGTCTACATTTATTGATTGAGTAATCAAGTAATTATTAAATTTAACTAATGTTTGTCCTGTTTGAGTTGTTATTACTGTTCCACCATGTCTTTGTGTAATACCCGTTGTTCCAGACTGGTTTAATCTTTCATTTACATCTGTTGTTGTTGAGTACCATAATGAGGCTGAAAGATGATCAGTAGCATCAATAGTTGCATTTGTACCTCCACCAACATATACATCTATAGATTTTATACTAGCGGAGTAATTAGCTCCATGTGGTATTCTCCAACCTGTATTTATGTTTGTTCGAGTTTGTACAATATCAGCTACTCCATCATATGCAGTTCCAAAATCTTTACTCCAATTAACAGCTCCAATTAAACCTGTTGTTGGTGGACCTTGCCAATTAGTATCATCATCTGTATCAGCTAGTACAGATACTTCCCATTGATAATATGTGCCATCAAATACTTGACTAGCACTTATATTTCCAGAAGCATTTATAATATCAGCACTAACTGTACCAGTAGTTGTTATAGCTCCTGCTCCCACATCAATTGATGTAAATCCTGAAGTTATTGAACCTGCATTTAATGCACCTACTGTTGTTAAATTAGCAGCTGTAGTAATAGATGCTTGTGTTGCTTGAGTTGTTGCTGTATTTGGAGCTAAGCCTGCAATTGTTGCTACTGTATCTGCTTCACCTGTTAAATCTCCTGTAATATCACCAACAAAGGCATTTGCTGTTATTGTTCCACTTGAACTTATATTACCAGATGCAGTTATATGAGTTGTATTAACATTTGCTAATGTTCCTAAGGTTGCTGTACCAGTAGTTGTTATAGCTCCTGCTCCCACATCAATTGATGTAAATCCTGAAGTTATTGAACCTGCATTTAATGCACCTACTGTTGTTAAATTAGCAGCTGTTGTAATAGCTGCTTGAGTTGCTTGGGTAGTCGCGGTATTAGGGGCTAAGCCTGCAATTGTTGCTACTGTATCTGCTTGACCCGTTAAATCTCCTGTAATATCACCAATAAATGCATTTGCTGTAATTGTACCACTTGAACTTATATTTCCTGATGCTGTTAGATTTGTTACAGGAGCATTATTAATATTTAAAGCTGATGTTATTGTTGTAGCTGTTGAAGTAATAGCTAATGTAGCACCCTTTATAGTTGTAGCACCTTCATCAGGATTAGCAGCTGATGAGTCACCACCTATAGTTGTAATACCTGATAAGATAGAAAAAGCATTACTACCTGTTACTTGGAGTGGATTTACTCCTTTTAAGGAAGTTATTAAATCACCATTTCCTTTATATTTTCCATCAAAGGATCCAGTATATACTCCATCTAAAGCTAACACACCAGTACTATCTATTGTAGCACTAAGAGAACCAGTTGTTTGGATAGGAACTGAAGCAGAAATTGAACTACTTACTAATATTAAAGAATTATCAGTAATAAATAATTCTTTAAAAGGATTTGCAAGAGAACCTAAATTATGATCTCCAGATCCCTCAGGAATAATACTTCCTGAAACTATTATGGCTACACCCCCACTACCTGATGCTATTATATTAGCAACTGATATAGTAGGAGTTAAAGTTAATCCAGCAGCTAAGTCAGCAAATGAAGATGAGACTTCTTTAGTAATTTCTACTGAGGATGACATAGCATATGAAGCTGTCAAATTATTTATAACCCCAGGTTGACCTGTGATTGATCCTGTCATATGAAAGGATCCTGATAGACTAATATCATATGCTTTAATCCCTGAAAATGCATCTATTGATTGACTAACATGACCAGCTTCAACAGTATCTGAAGTTTCTATTCCAATTTTTGATAATATTTTTGCCATGATTATAAATATATTATAAATCTAAGTTAATGATAATATTAATATCAGTAGTTGATGATAATGGTAAGGGTTGTGATAGTTTTCCTACAGCTAATAATTCTTTATCATTATTATATAAACCAACTGTTGTTACATAAGGAGAAAAATATGAACCTGTTGCAAAATCACTCATAACACCACTATTTGAGCTACTAGATATTATTGTTGGATTTTGGGAAAAATTATATTCATTTTCTCTTATAGTACATTTATATTGAGATTCATATAAGGTTATAGTACTTTCAAATGAACAAGTAATGTTATTAGCAAAAATAATTTCATCTAATTCTTGTTCATCAGTTGTACCATAGATAGCTGTTCCATATAAGGCCGTACCATATAAACTTCCTGTAATTGTATTACCATAAGATGTTAGTATAGCCATTCCATGTTGGTATATAATATCACCAACTTTTAAGTTTGAAGAGAATAAATTACCTTCCCCATCATCTGTAATTGTTCCTGAGTTAGTAGGACCTATATATTTTAAACTAAAAGTACTAGGTTTTATTTGTTCTCCAAATAAATTAGAAGGTATAGCTATAACTCCTACTTCAGCATTTGATCCTGTAGGGAAAAATCTATTAGCATCTAATGTATTTGGTAAATAGTTATAGTAATTAGGAGTATAGAAAGGACCTGTTATAGTTCCATCAATATTAAAGGAAGCAGTCCCTGCAGGAGATCCATCTTCACCTTCTAAAAAATTTGAGTAGTATAATCCTCTTATAGATCTATAAACTAAAAATTGATTTTGGGATGAAATTTGCCCTGTTGGGTTTGAGCCAGATATAAAAAGAGAAGTAGGTATATTTTGTCCAACAAATCTATCAATCCCAGAACCAGTTACAGAAGCAGCTCCCTGAAAGGTAAAAGATTTATTTACCTCAAAGGGAGATAAGACTATATCAGATGTAGTAAATGGTTTGTATACACTCATTCATCTTAAAAATCTAGTTTCACTCTAACTAATGCTTCTTTTGTGAAGTCTTTAATTAAAGGTCTTGAAAGTTTAGCTACTGCTAATAATTCATTTGTATCATTATACATTCCTATAGTTGTGATATAGGTTTGGGGATTATTTATAAAGTTATCATATATTACTTCTCCTGTTGATCCTGAGATAAATGTTGGATTTTGAGTATAATTAAATTCGGAGTTTCTAGCTCTGGCAAACACATAATCTGAAGTGATTGTTTCTTGGGAATTTAATTGAAAACTTAAACCTGCTTGTATAGAATTAAATAAGGTAATAGCACTTACTCCGTTAGTTGAGTTAGCTGTTCTAGTAGCATCAACATTAATAGATGAGGAAATAGCTTGGGGATTAAGTAAAATAGTTCCTAATTCAGGAAATACTAAACCATATGAACCTAAACCAGTAACATAACCATTATTTGCTAAAGTGTTAGATGTTCCACTTGATCCTGATACTAATTGGTATACTCTAGTTGATCCTATAAAAGAGTTAACAGCTACATCCTTTGAATTATCTGTTAAATGAATTGTCATCCCTGTTCCATCAACATTAGATCCAGATAAAGTTAGATTTAAAGAACCTGGAAATAATGATTCTTTATATCTAGATCTTTCAATAGATAGGGCCCAAAAATCTGTAGCTGTATGAATATTATCCCCAACACCAAAGTTAAAGGATTTATTTTCATCTTCTAATATTAATGCTCTATATTGTCCATAACTTGATAAAGTAGGTGTTTTTCCTACTACTGATGCATTATAATAAGTACCTCCAAGTCCTGTTGAATTAGCATAGGCTATATCAAACTGAGTATTTAGAAGAGTATCTGCTTCATAAACTGATAGGTAAAAATTACCTGATGATCCAACTTTTTGGACTGATGAAGTGAAAAATGTTGATAATGTTTGTACATCTGTTGACCATAATGTTGAAGTAATTGAATCACTACTTACAACAAAATCATCAGTCTCTAATCTTTTAAAGCTCATTTATTTATATTTTATGTTGTTTTTGTTATAGTTAAAGGAATAGTTAATCTAGCTCCACTATCTAAACCTACAACTGTTAATGTAGCTGATAGAGACGCATTTACTCCAAATAATGTATTCACAGTAGTAGCTCTTAAATTAATTTGAGTTCCTATAATTGTTTTAGAAACATTAGTTCCTACAGTTACAGTAGCATTTGTATTAGCATTAATTGCTGATGTTGTGTTTATTCCTAATCCTGAGTAGGTTCCTAATAATCTAACATCTGAAATTGTAGCTGAGTAACCACTAGTTTCAAAAGTTTGAGTATTACCTAAGTAACTTAATGTTTGGGGTGTTATTGCTAAACTAGCTCCTTGTTTTAAAGTAATAGCAGCATATCCCAAATCTAATACAGGAAGTTTAGCTGTTCCTCTAGGTAAAGTAGTTAACTGA